TTCGATAGCATTGACAATCTGAGGCACGGCCGCATCGGAGATTTTATCAATGAGGCCGAGTTCAACGGCCTGTGCCGCAGTAATCCATGTCTCTGCATCCATCATTTTCAGCGCATCTTTCTCTGCCATGCCGGATTTTGTTTCATAAGCCGCAGCCATAGCCTTATCAGCCTGCTGCAAACTGTCTGAGGCATCGTCCATCGTATGGTAGTTACCTTGTGCCATACTGGACACGCGGTGCACCATTAGTTGAGCAGTAGGAGACATTTCTGACGGTCCAGCCATTGCAATAACTGAGGCGGCCGACGCAGCAAGCCCAGTAATGCGGATATTGACGCCGCCGGAGTACCCCCGGAGCGCCGAATACATCTCCGACCCGGCAAAAATATCTCCGCCGTAACAGGTCGAGATTTCCACATCCAGCGGACCGCCGTTTGCATCGGCAATTGCCTGTCTGATATTTCCCGGTGCCGTAGTCGTATAGCCGAAAAGGCTGTATATTGGCTGATCGTCGTCTGAAACGACGTACCCTTTTACTTCAACTGCCATTTTTATCACCCCCGTTCTTGGTAGACTCAGCCGGTGCATTCATCAGCGCGGTCAGACTGCGCAACGCGCCATTCGCTAGATAGGCGTCACCGCCCTGCTCCGTCGGTATAGAGCTCATGTCTTCCAGGTCTCGAATATCGTTAGCGGACATCCAACCGTTTTGCCTTGCCTGCGCGTAGCCTTGCATCCGTGACAAATAATCCCCGCGGAGTAAAGCATCCGCTGAGAACTTTGCAAACAGTGTCTGACGGTCCAACGGTGTCAAGAGTTGCGCGGCGGCGGCTCGTTCGATGCGAACGAGATACGGGCGAAGAGTATAAATCACATAGTTCAGAGACATCTGCTCAATATTGGAAAATGTCGCGTGGTCGAGATCGCCGATCATGTGCAGCGGTACGTTGTAAAACCGGGCCACTTCTTCAACCTGAAATTTCCGGGTTTCGAGCATCTGACTTTCTTCCGGGGTGTTGCTGATTTTTTGAAATGTGCTGTTTTGCTCGAGAAACATGATCCGTGCGGTTTTGTTTAACCCCTCATATTTCGTTCGGATATCTTTTCGAAAGCGTTCTGCCTCATCGTCGCTCATCACTTCAGGATAGGTCACTACGCCGCCCACGTTCGCACCATTTTTGAAATAATCAGCGGCGAATTCCTCTGCAGCTACACCTAAACCGATCGCATTTTGCGCTAATTCCAGTGGTTTGAAAGCATTAAGCGCGTCCATTGAGAACCAATCTACACGGAAAATCTGATCTTTTGAAAGAATAAACTGCTCTTTTCCGGATGGCGTAACGGCATATTCAAGCTCCTGAGTGTCGGAATTCCGCTGTACTTTGACATAAGGCGTCGTGATATTCCACATCTGAACAACCTGCCCGGCATTATTTCGCACAACCTCAGCATAGCCGCGGCCATAGATCAGCATGTTTGCCACAAATGCCTGCCAAAACTGAAAACTATCCGTTTCCGGATTCGGTACATCATGCAGTACGCCATACAGTGGCAGGTTCGTTGCCTTTTCTTTGCCTGTCTCTGTTTTGCGGCATAAAAACAGCGGCAGTGACGCGATACTTTCCGAAATCAATCGGACGCACGCGAACACAGCCGTTGTTTGCAGGGCGTTTTTGGCATTGATATGAATACCGACCTTCGACAAAATCGCACCGAGTGCTGATCGCAGTTCCGGAGATGGTCTTGCCAGTGTCGAAAGATTTTTGAAAAAGGTTTTTACCCTGCTTAAAAATTTCAAACTGCAATCACCCCATGTTCTGCGTAGGCGCTCCGCCGTGCCATGTGTGGCAATAGGCGCGCCATTGCGTCCACCATTGCGACAAAAATGTCGATACGTTCCGTCTTGCTGTCTTTAATTGGCATGTAATTTTCCTTGCCGTCCATGCTGATATTTACATTGCCGAAGCACCAACGCGCCGCCGGGTTCGCCTCGTGGGTAATCAACGGGGCCGTCTTTTTCTTGACGTTCATTTCACTTCGCTTAAACATTTCTTCCAGCTCCTTCATGGATGGTGACATGCCGAGAATACTCTGCGGGACTTCAACCATTTTCACACCCGCGGCCGTCAGCATCAATGTCGTTTCCGTCGCGTTGTATCGGTCGAATCCTAGTTCCCGAATACGATATTTCTTTGCATATTCCAAAATACGGGACCGAACGGCGGAGTAATCGGTGACGTTTCCGTCGGTCACTTGCAGGAACCCGTTTCGCGCCCATTCGTCATATGACACATGATCGCGCCGGACACGCTCCTTCATATTTTCCTCTGGAATCCATGCATCGAATATCACCCGATAATCTTTCCAGCCCTTTTGCGGCGGAAAAATCAACGCAAATCCGTTCATATCCCATGTGGTCGCAAGGTCAAGGCCACCGTAGCAGTAACAGTTGCGAAGGTCTTCTCTCGTCCAAGTGCCCGTTGTCGCGTCCCATGATGTGAGCGGCAGCCATCCGCGAGCCTTATTTTTATTCCACTGATTGAGCCGCAGCCATCGAAAAAGCCGTTCCGCAGCCGGATTGTTCCGGGCGGCGACGGCTTCCTGCCTGACCTTGTCAATATCAATCGACACGCCAAGCGACGGGTTACAGGCATACCAGACACTTTCCTTGAAAATTTCTTCTCTTTTCAGGCTTTCCGGAGCCCCATAAATTCGGACGTACCAATATGGGTCCTGAATCTCTCCATCGCGCACCCGGCGGGCATATTCGTGTTCTTCCCAACCGATGGAAGTGCGGTCAGGGTCGTCGCCGGCCGTCGTGATAATCCAGTACAGCGTTTCCTTACGGGCCGCACCGGCGCCGAACGTCATAACGTCCCACAGGTCGCGGTTCGGCTGCGCATGGAGTTCGTCGAATATGACGACTGTCGGGTTCAGGCCGTGCTTCGTATACGCCTCGGCGGAAAGCACCTTCAAAAACGTCTTTGTCTCTGTATTCTCGATATACTTCGCGCTGTCCTTGACTTTCAACGTAGCCTGCAGATCTTCGTCCTGGTCAATCATCTGCAGCATAGCGTTATAGGAGAGCGACGCTTGTTCCCGGTCGGCAGCACAGCAGTATATCTGACCACCCGGGCCGTCACACATGAGGTGGTACAAGCCAAGACCGGCAATCAGCGTTGTCTTGCCGTTCTTTTTCGGAATTTCCAGATAAGCGTAACTGTATTGCCGGTATCCGCGATTATTCAGCGTCCCATACACGTCTCGGATAATTTCTGTTTCCCAAGGTTGCAGCACAAACGGCTGTCCGTAAAAGTCATCCGTCAGATGCAGGTACTGTATAAAATTTACTGGCTCGTTGGCTCGTGCTTCATCGTACATTAACCTCCACCCGCTCTATGCTCCATAAATGCGGCCATACCCGTTTTCTTCTTTTCCTCCGGCTTTTTCGGGATAGACCGGAGAGCCGACTGCACCGTCATGACATTTTCCTTGTCAATATCGAGCAGCATTTTTCGCTTTGACATGAGCTGTTTATCGCAGCTGATGATGTTGTCGGACAACTTCGCCAGCAGACGGTAATATTCCGCCGCGGCAATACCATCTTTTTCAGGATTACCGGTGAGACCGGCTCGATAATCGGCCTGTAATTCTTCTTTTGAGCCGATGAACTGATTCCGAACGTCCTGAATCTGCTCGCACTCTTCCACAAGCAGGCAATGGGTGTTGATGATCTGTTCATAAAGGGCATCATCTTTTCCGATGGAGGCAAGCAGCGCTTTGATTCGTTTAAATTCCTTTGCTGCCGCTTTGTGCCCTTGCTTCGGAAATTGCGTTTTCATGGGAACGTGAGTCAACATTGCCGCCTCAGCATTTCGCCGGGCGGCAAGTTCATCTTTTGTGCGGTGCCCCTGTACGGTAAGCACCGGTTTTGAGGGTCTTGCCATTGTCTGGGCACCTCCATTTCCGGGATTTATTGATTTTGGGAAAAAGTTTTGCGGGGAGTTGCACGACGGTCCACTCTGACTAAGCTGTAGCGATTTTGCATCCCCCTGGGGGTTATCTGAACACATCAGGATTGTCCGTGATAATCATGTGCAACGCATTGGCAAATTCGTCAATCTTCTTTTCATCATGCTTCGTGTAGCCGAGATGGTTAAGTATTGCATGAATCATTTCATGAAGGAAAGTTACTTCCTCCATCTGCTTTGCCTTGCATGGCACGATGCGGATAGCAAGTTCAGTGTAGATGCACTCTCCCATGAATCTATCCCCGACTTCCAGCTTATCGGTGCGCTCGACCGTGTACATCTTGCCGCCAACTTTCAACTCGTCTGGAATATTCAAGTACTCATTCTCCCTTTGCTGTTCTCTTGCTGTGGCACTGATGACATAACCCCATGAGATTGTCCGGATCGTATTTAAGATTCGGATAATCCCGAAGCTTCTGCTTATGATGAACTTCGGTTGCCGGTGTCATGCGATGCTCTGCTTCACAGTCCACGCATAACGGATGCTCCCGCAGATACCGCGACCGAAACTTCTCCCATCGCCAGTCATAGCCTCTCTCACGTGCTGAACCCCGCTGCTCCCGTGCCTGCGTCTGATGTTCATCACAATAGCCGTTTGGATTGCTTGTAGTATTTGGGCAAAGGTAAGCGCGGCAGGGACGCTCTATACGCTGGGGCATCAATGTCACCTCTGGTTTAGGCATATAAAAAGGACGGCCCGAAGGTCGCCCATGAAATATTCGATCGGATTTTATCCCCG